TCAAGAGAATATTTCTCTAACACGTTGGCCTTGCTCTTTTTTATGTTCTTCTAATAAATGTGAATACGTGTCTAACGTTTGTGATATAGTAGCGTGACCTAAACGTTTACTTATATACTCGATTGGTATGCCTTTAGATAGTAAGTAAGATGTGTGCGTATGTCTGAGTGAATAGGGAGTTATATTATTATCGTTTAATCCTATCACTTCTTTTGCTTTTCTAAATGCTTTACCTACTGATGTATGACTAACAGAGAATAACTTGCCATCAATTCTACGCGGCATTTTAGCTAATTTTGAATTTATGTGTATGATATCTTTTGAATTAACTTCTACATCACGTTTTGAATTCTTTGTTTTCGTTCCAGGCAAATGAATTATGCCATTCGCTTTGTTTAGATCTTTGTAAGTCATATTGATGACATCGCTATATCTTGCGCCAGTAATGCCTAATAGATATAGCAAAACATAACTTTCTTCATCTCTTTTCTTGAAATAATCTAGCAAGTTTAAATAGTCTTTTATCGTAATAAACTTAAATTTCTCATCTTTAGCTTTTTCAGTCCCTTTGATATTTACATTATAAGTAGGGTCTTTCTTCAAATAGCCATCGTATAACGCGTCTCTAATACATCTAGCAAGACAACCGTGAACTTTTCTTACTGTTTCATCAGTGTGACCTTGTGCGTATTGATTTAAAAACTTTTGATACTCAATACGTGTGATATTTTTAACTAACATATTTTCTCCGAAATACTCACTGAATAATTTAATCGATCTTTCATACCAGTAGAATTGTTTGCTAGACAACTGTTTCTTGTTCTTAATTTTTATCCAGTCATCGTAGTAGTCGATGAATTTTTTATTATCTTCAATGTTGTTGCCATCTTCTAAATCTCTAATTAATTGTTGTGCTGCATTAGTAGCCTCAGCTTTTGTTTTAAAACCAGATTTACGTTTTTTACCAGACTTCAAACTAGGGTGTTTAACATCATATTGCCATGATGAACTTGTCTTATTTTTGCGTTTTGTTACTGTAAATGTTGCCATTTTCCGTGTTCCTCCTTAAAAAAGTAAAAAATAATAAGGGTAGGCGAGCTACCCGATAATTTACTCTTCAAATAATAATTAATGTAACTTATAATATAATTAAGATAACTCAAGAAGGATTAACGCTGGGTCCCGAAAAGGGGTAGGTGCATATGCACTGAGCATTCCTATGTGCCTGGGGTTATCTTTTTTACTTCTTAAACTATCCACAAATTTAGTTAGATTTTAAAAATTCTTTATCAATAATTTCATTAGTAATTCTTTCCATATGTTCTTTAGTCATATCCTTGTTTTCACCACTTTGCATACCATGTTCATTTGCTATTTTGTCGTTGTATTTGTCTAGTGGGTAAACAGTAAAATCATATCTAGAATCTTTATTGCCTGGTATTCTTTCTTTATAGTAATTTACTAAGGATTTCCAATGAACATTTTTAATCACAATTTTCTGTCCTTTTTTTGTTATATCGAAGTTTATGCTACCACAAAGATTATTACTTTCATTACCAGTGTTTTGACCATTTAAAAAATTACCTAATGAGTAAATTACCAGTGTTTTGTGATTATTTTTACCTTTTACCCATTTTACCGGTTGGATTACATGAGGATGCATACCTATTACTGCATCGACATTCGAATTTGCGAATATTTTAGCATATCTTTCTTGTTTTTTATTTGGATAATGATGACTTTCTTGTCCCCAATGAGTTGAAACGATGACAGCATCACTATATTTTTTAGCGTATTTGACGTCTCGCTTTATTTTATTTTCATTCAAATAATTAATTTGATATTTATTTTCTGGTTTAAGTCCATTAGTACCAAATGTATAATTAAGTATTGCTATCTTTATTCCATTTTTATTTATAATTTGAAGTTTCTCATTATCTTTTTTAGACTTGTATACACCAGTGAACATAACTCCTTTTTCTTTATACTTTTCCCATAGATTAACTCTATGATTAACGCCATGTGTACCTTTATCGAGAGCATGATTATTTGATCCGTTAATTAAATTAAATCCTGATTCAACCAAATATTTCGACAAATCGCTAGGAGTATTAAACCTTTTAAAACCTGAATAAGGTATATCATCCCCTCCCATTGGTGATTCTTGGTTGATGTAAGCAATATCAAATCTTTTTATATAAGGTTTAACGTTTTTATACATTGATGAAAAATCATAGTCATTGTGATGAGTTTTTGCATCGTTATAAACAACTGGATGAATTAAATTATCTCCAACTGCAACAAAAGAAACTTTTTCATGATTAAAGTGGGTGTCAATTTCAGCAAATATTATAGTCATAACTGCTAATAGGCTAAAAAAAATTATAGCTATTATTTTTTTCAATTTACATACCTTCTTCATGGTTTATTTATCTATTTCACTTGCAATTCTCTCTAACGTTTCTCTAACCTCTTTTAAAGTATACATATCTGGAAATGAGTAACAGAAAGTTTTTCCGTTATCAGTTTCGGCTGTAACAGTGTATAAATCTTCAATATTATTATAGCTAATATGATAGTTTAAAATCTTCATTCATAGTCCCCTTTTTGTATGTAGTTTATTAAATTGACTTTTCATTAAAATAACTTTTGACTTGCTACAACTCTACCAATTATTTTTACTTCGTCATCTTTGCCATATACCTGTGGATAGTGGTTTGTATTGTTTGATTCTGGAATTAATATAACTTGGTCACCATTGTATCTAATACGTTTAACAGTCGCGTTATAACCATTAATCATAACAACACCTAACTGACCATTTTCTACTATAGAATCTTTTTCTACCACAACTATATCGCCGTCTTGGAAAATCTTATCCATACTATCGCCAGACACTTTTAAACCAAATTCTTCTTTATCAGAATTAAGTTTGTTGGTAGCAAAGTATATGTAATCAACTAAATTTTCTTCGCTATAGATAGGTAAGCCAGCAGATATTTTTGAAACAACTGGTATCTTTTTGACTGGTAGGGTTTCAATACTAGATTCAATAGGTTCAGGTTTTTTAATATCCATAATATCTTCTGGTCTGATATTCAAACCATTACAAATTTTGATGACATTTTCTACTTTAGCGTTAAAAATACCACGTTCTAAAATAGATCTAACAGTTGTATAAGCTAAACCAATTTCTGTTGAAAAAGCCTTTACGCTACCTGATTTCTTTTCCATTAGATATTTCAAATCTTTTTCTTTAGTCATTTTGGTTACCTCATTTCTAATTTGTACCTATATAATACCATGCGAAAAATCGTATATCAAGTAAAAATAAAAACAAAAAATACGAAATTTAGTGTTGACCTAATACGAATTTTCGTATATTATTTAGTTAAGCAATCGACAAGGTTGCTAAAAATTTTATATTAAAATACGAATTTTCGTATTAAGGAGGGATACTATGCTGAAGAACTTCGACAATATTAGAAAAGATAAAAAAGTTTCTCTGGTTGATTTAGCAGATTTGTTAGAAGTCAGATATCAAACAGTCGCAGATAAGATTAACGGTTTTTCAGATTTTAAATTTGGAGAAGCGTTGCTTATTAAAAACACTTATTTCCCAGAGTACGATATTGAATTTCTTTTTGAAAAAGAAAAACAACATCAAACAACTTAATAAGGAGGAAATCAAATGGAAGAGCAAAATAAAAAACCTCAAACTACTCATGGCAGTGAGCAGAGTGAGGAAAAATATTCAATCCAGCACTTTAAAGGTGGGCTAACAGTCAAATGTAAGAACGTTACCTTACATCAGAGCGAGAAATTATGAATGAACTTATAACAATCCTTGTAGGAAGTATTTCTGGATTAATTCTTGTTTTGGCAATGCATTTCTGTAATGTTCTGTCGAATACATTTCAGAAAGTAACTGTGTGGATAATTGCGGTAATTTTAATTCTTTTGATAATTTTTCCGATTCTAGCAAAGATTTTTTGATAATTAAATGACTATGATAATCGAGTATTTTTGCTAAAACTTCTTTCGTTTGAATGTCTTTATCCAAAGTTTCATGATTGTACTTTTTGAGTGCTAAATTATACTTTTTCCAATTTTCAATTATGGAATTAGGCACATATTGAAAGTTCTCAATAATTATTTTAGATAATTTTTCATCATGATAATAAGCCATGAAAGAAAAGAAATTCAAAAGTGATTGAGACGGCAAACCATAGCACAGTTTTAAAATTTCGCTGTAGTAATTATTATATATTTCTTTTTTTATCGACTTTTTATAACTGCTTTTGGATGCAGCTAATCCTAAAAAATAAGATATAACAACTGCAACAATAGGAATTAATAATTTTAAAAAATCTTTATAACTATCATTCATAAATTAATCACCTCCTAATAAGGAGTATAGCAGAAAGGAGCATAAACAATATGCAAGCATTACAAGAAATACAGATTGAGAATAACTCGGAACTAGGAGCAGTTGTTTCCAGTAGAGTTATTGCTCAAGAACTAGAAAAAAGACACTCTCATGTAATCAGAGATTTAGAAAAAATTTTACTCAGCCCAAATGTGGGTTCAGTAATAATTCCTAGCGAATACAAAGATAGTACTGGTAGAAAATTGAAAGAATATCTACTAACAAAAGACGGTTTTACTCTTTACATGTTCAACATTCAAGGTCATAACGATTTCAAAATGGCGTACATTAGTAAATTTAATGAAATGGAAAATACAATCCAAAATAGATTGCCTGGAACATATAAAGAAGCTTTGACACAACTACTTCAAACAGTAGAAGAAAAAGAAAAGCTAGAACTAGAAAACAACATGAATAAACAGAAAATAGCTGAATATGAACCGAAAGCGTCTTATTTAGACACTATCTTGAACAATAAAAGTTTAGTAACAGTGGGACAAATTGCAAAAGATTACGGTATGTCAGCTCAAGCACTTAATAAACTGCTTCATGATTTAAAGGTCCAATATAAACAATCAGGCCAATGGCTACTTTATTCAAATATTCAAGACAAAGGTTATACTCACTCATCAACTACAGAAATTGAACATAAAGATGGCAGTACATCAGTAAGAATGAATACAAAGTGGACACAAAAAGGACGTCTGTTCATTTACGAGTTACTGAAAGAACATGACATTTTACCAGTAATAGAACAGGAGGCATAACAATGAATACTTTATACAAAACAACCCTCCTTACCACAATGGCAGTTGTGATATGGAAGGTTATGAAAATTGAAAAGAATACTAGAAAAATCGATTATTCTTTATCAATTTCTACACTAGACTTACCAAAACTATCAGCAAAATCTATTGCGTCAATGTACTCATTGAAATAAAGATTACGGCGTTTTTTTAAGTATTCCCAATAATCAGCATTGCTATTAAACTCCTTTACATCTTTGGAATGCGGGAGAGTTTGAATATAAGCAGCAGCAAATTCTTTGGGACTATATTGTGTGCCTTTAGCCATAGATAGTACACCTCCTTTCACTAGGAGATGAAAACATTATACCAAAACTCACAATCGAACAAACAATTTAAGGAGGAGGAAATGGAATGAACATTCAAGAGGCGACTAAATTAGCTATGAAAAATGGTAAACCGATTTATCGCTCGTCTGAATTTGACACATTTAAAAAACCGGGTGACAACTTAGAACTTTTACCTACAAACAGTTATGGATATGTAGTCGTGAAACCAAGACAAAAAGCCTTCTATCCATTATGGCAACCAATGGCAGAAGACTTATTAGCAGATGATTGGGAAGTAGTGGGGCTAAAAAAGAATTAACTTTTTCAATTCGTTAATCCTTTTTAATACTTTATTTAGATTCTTCGTGTAGCGATTTTGCATCTCAGCTATAGCAGATGGTTCAAGTATAAATTCTGGGTAGCCATCCATTGTTGATTTCGGTGTATTTAAATAACCGTAGCTTGAAAGTTCCTTTAGAGCTAAATGAAAATCTTCAGAATCTATTCCAATAAAGTAATTATCGCGAACACTATGTTCATCTTCAAAATACCTTGCTTCACTTTTATTTTTACCATCTTGAAGATCGTCTTCATAACAACGATAAAGTTGAAGCAAAACGAACTCAGCTTCATTAGTAAGCACAACATCACCTCCCTTCATAAAGGGATAAAAACATTATACACGAAAGGAATGATTTTCATGGAATACATTGGGTTCGCAGACGCCAAAGAATTCGTAAAAGTAAGTGGCATTTCTAAAAACGATTTAGAAAAGCATGTTTATAGCAACAAGGAGTTTCAAGAACAATTTATGTACCGCTTTGGTAAGAATCATAAACGCTACATCAAGATTAGACCAGCAATTGACTTTATAGAACAAAATTTAATGATGTCAGAAACGGCACTTTAGAGGAGGTAAAACAAAATGAACAAACTACAAATCATTAAAATAGCACTCCTAATCGTTATCTTGGTGGAGGAGATTAGAAGTGCTAGAAATTATAAAAAAGCTATAGGAAAACCTTTTTCAATACACTAGAAACAGCAGTGGATAAACGCTTTACCAAAAGCAGTTATTTCTATCATTCCTTTATCGAATTCAATACAAGCTGGTTTTACTAAGTTATAAATTTCTTCAGTAGATACATTGTGACGACTAGCTAATGCATCGACACCAAAAAGATTAATTAAATAAAAGGTATCACTGTAATCATCATGTTCAATTTTTTCATATTGCTTCGTAAATTTATCGATAAATTCATAACTAGAAAAATCATTATAATGCCTTTTATCAGTGTAATAGTTAGTCCCAATGTCAATTTTTAACAAACCAATTCTTTCAAGGTTATTCAATGCAATCTCTGTATCAGCAATAGTTAATGGAGAATTATTTATTACAACATCTGATAAAAAGTTCATTCCCAAATAATTACCTTTTACTGCTTTATACCTAACAGCAGGAATTGCATCTCGATTACAAAGGGATTTGAATAAAACGGCATCTTTAGGAGACATTTGTTTTATTAATTCAACGAATGAATGATGTATTTCATTTGTTTTACTATCATCCATAGCAGCAGCAATTAAATTAGAAAAAAGTTCTCTAATATTTTCTTCACTAATGTAGAATTTTGAACTCTCTATTGCTGGACCAATTATTGAAAGTTCAGGTTCTTTTAAGTTATCTCTAGGTATATTTTTTACTTTGGCTTCAATATTAGCTTTAAAGTTTTCTAAATCTTGTTGACGCTTATATTGTTTTTTAGCAACCCAATTATGATAGCCACCAAATATTAAATCCCATGTAGTATTTAAGGTTTTAATAGGGCCATCAGCAGCACCTTCAATAATTTTGTCTAAACCTTTACCAATTATAGGATCCATTATTTAACACCTCCATTCTATCGCAGTAGCGATAAAAGGATTATAACACGAAAATATGGAGCAAAACTTAATTAATTAGAAAGGGGTGAAACCGATGAAATCACACGATAAAGCATTCTTAATATCGTTACTGTCATGGATCGTACTATCACTAGCATTCACGATAATAGGTGTCTACTTCACAACTGCAGTAGGTATCGCAACATTAATCAGTATCGCAACATTTGTATTTTTCGAATATGAATTTTTTCAAATAAAAAAAGACTGAAACTTGCGCCAACAAGTAACAGTCACTCACGAAATATAACTAACATAAATATACGAAATATAACGGAGGTAGTCAATTATGACTAAAAAGCTTAAACCAATTCAAAGTATTTATCTAGAACTGGTTCATGAATACTTTAAATCTAATCAAAAGTGTGACTTAGGTTTATCTCGTACTTTTGACGACGAACTCATTATCGAGTTCTTACACTATCACGATCATTATAAAACAAATAATAAACTGATACAGATTTTTGAATCTAAACCAGAAAGCCACAAAAGATTAAAGAATTTAGTCATTGAAGTAATGCGTGGCCAAAGAAAAATCAAAAAAGGAGCCTAACAATGAATTTAACTATTAACAAACTGACAATCGAAAACTTTGCAGGCTTTAAGAAACAAACATTTGAATTTAACGGCCAAGATGCAAGAGTGTACGGAGCTAATGGCACAGGTAAGACTACTACAGCAACTGCACTACAGTGGTTGTTATTTGATAAAGGTTTAGATGGCTCAACGAAGTCATTTAATCCAGTACCGTTAAAAGAAAATAACGAAGAAGATTATGAACTTATTCCAACAGTTGAAGTTGAATTAAATAAAGATGGTAAAAATTTAAAAATCAGAAAAGAAAGCCATCCCAAATACACTAAAAATCAAAGTAATAATCGCAAAGAATATAGTCGTTCTAGAACAAAGAAACAGTATATCAATGATGAAAGTTTAAAAGTAAAAGATTTCCAAAGTCGTATCGCTGAACTGGTAGATGAAGATGTATTTAAACTCATTACTAATCCTGCAGCATTTAATGACTTGGAATGGAAGAAACAACGTGAATTGTTATTTGAAATTTCAGACCAAATTAATGATGAAGATATCATCAAAACGAATAAGGACTTTAAGGATTTAAAAGATATCTTAGGTGATCATGATATCGAAGTAAAAACAAAAATCCTAAACGATAAGATTAAGCAAATTAGAAAAGACATTGAAGATATACCAGTCAGAATCAATCAAACTGAAAGCAATAAACAAGATGTCCCTGAGCATGACGAAGAACGTTACAACACAGTTAAACAAAAAATTGAACAGTTAGGTAATGAGAGAGTTGATATTCAGAATGGTAAGTCTGAGATTGACCTTCGTAATCAACTTGCAGATAAACAAGCAGAACTGAAACGTCTTGAAGATAATCATGATGCTAACAATGAAAGTCGTATTCATTCAGCAACAAATGAATTGAGCGTAGAAAATGGTACAGTGGCCAACTTAGAAACGAAAATCAGAAACAACAAACAACAAATTGATTACGAATCAAAACGTCGTCAAGCATTGCTATCTGAGTATCACGATTTCAAAGAAAAAGAAGAAGAAGTTAGAGCAAGACAATTTCAACCTAGTACTGATAATGTTTGCTCTTGTTGTGGCCAAGCATTACCACCTGAACAAGTTGAAGAAGTAAATAAAAAAGCATTGGCCAAATTTAATAAACAACAATCTGAAGATTTAGAGAACCTAAAACAAAAGACTGAAAAGATACTTTCTGATGGCAAAGAAATCAAGCCACTAATCGAAAGATTAGAAAGCGAAAACAATGACTTACAAATTAAAGTCAATGAAGCTAATGAAAGAGTGCAACGTATTGAAAATCGAATTAATAAATTGAAAGCAGGCAATGTTGATATTACTCAAACTGATGAGTACAAATCAATTCTAAATGACATCAATGTAATCAATCAGAAACGTAAAGATATTAAAACTACTATTAGCGATAAAGTAGCCAAGATTGATGAACAAATTAATGAACTCACTCAAGAAAAAGTTGCATTTGAAAATGCTAAAGCGATTGAAAGTTCAAATGAACATTTGGATAAAGTCATTAAGGATTTACGCAGCGAAGAAGATCAACTACTTGATAAGAAAGAGGATTATGAACATCAACTTTATATCTTGAAAGAATTTACAACTACCAAAGTCAAAATGCTGACTGAAAATATTAATAAGAAATTCAAAATGGCTAACTTTAAGCTATTCAATCATCAAGTTAACGGTGAAATCAAAGAAACATGTGTCTGCACAGTTGAAGGCGTTGAATATAACGGTGGCCTTAACAACGCAGCAAGAATCAATGTTGGATTAGATGTTATTAACACATTATCCACACACTATGGAATCACTGCACCAATCTTCATAGATAACGCGGAAAGTGTGACAGATATTATTCCGACAGAAGCACAACAAATTCAATTAGTAGTAAGTGGCCAAGATAAAACATTAAGAATGGAGACTATATAAAATGACTGAAAATAATAAATTACAAACTATTGAACAACAATTAGTACAAGAAAAGAACGTATCTGACAACGTATTAAACAAAGTGAGAGTTTTAGAGTCACAAGGCAATTTGGAATTGCCAAATGATTATTCACCAAGTAATGCCATGAAACAAGCATGGTTACAAATCAGCCAAGATAACAAATTAATGAGTTGTAACGATACAAGCAAAGCAAATGCCTTATTAGACATGGTAACGCAAGGTTTAAATCCAGCTAAAAATCAATGCTACTTTATTCCTTACGGCAACAAAATGCAGTTACAACGTAGCTATCACGGTAATGTAATGATGTTAAAACGTGATGCAGGTGCTCAAGATGTTGTTGCTCAAGTGATTTATAAAGGCGATACATTCAAGCAAGAAATGGGAGAAACAGGACGTATCAAAGCGATTAAACACGAACAGGAATTCTTTAACATCGACAAAGAAAACATTATCGGTGCTTACTGCACAATCGTATTTAATGATGGACGAGATAACTATATTGAAGTCATGACTATTGAACAAATTAAACAAGCATGGATGCAGTCATCAATGATTAAAGATGAAAAAGCATTACAAAATTCTAAAACACATAATAACTTCAAAGAAGAAATGGCTAAAAAAACAGTTATCAATAGAGCTGCTAAACGTTATATCAACACATCAACAGATAGCAATCTTTTCAAATATGCACAAGAATCTGAACAACGTCAACGTAAAGATGTCCTAGATGCAGAAGTGGAAGAACAAGCAAATAAAGAAGAACTTGATTTTGAACAACCACAACAATATGAAGATGCTCAATTTAAAGAAGTAGAAGAATCTGAACCAGCTGATGTAAGTAACTTTGAAGAAGTATTGCAAGAAGCACCTAAGCAAGAAAGTGAGAAAGAGCCATTTTAATTGAAACATTAGCAACAGGATCAAATGGTAACTGCTATCACATTAATGATGGCAGTACCTCACTTCTTATTGAAGCTGGCATCAAATTTGAAAAGGTTCAAAAACACTTCAAAGGTCGAACAAGAAAAATTAAAGGTTGTTTAATCACTCACGAACATGGTGACCACGCTAAGTATATAAAACAATATGTCAACGAAGGTATTAATTGTCATATGACTATAGGCACTCAACAAGCAATTCCTACAGAAAGTCATAGAATATGCACAATCAAAGCAAAACAAGAACTAAGAATCGGTACATGGTCGATACTGCCATTTGATATTGAACATGACGCTAATGAACCAGTTGGCTTTTTACTCAAAAGCGTTCACGGTTACAAAGTTTTGTATATCACAGATACAAAATATCTCAAATATAAGTTTAAAGGCGTTACACACATGATGTTAGAAGTGAATTACATCTACGAACAGATGCAGCAAAACATTAAAGATGAAGTAATTCATAACGTATTGGCCAATCGTATTATGGAGTCTCATTTTAGCTTAGAACATGCAATTGGAATGTTAGAAGCAAATGATTTATCAAAACTAGAGGAAATTCACTTAATTCATTTAAGTAGTAATAACGCAAACGCTACTCATATAAAACAAAGTATTCAGGAAGTTACAGGCGTTCCTGTTTATGTAGGAGGACAATAAATGATTAACAGAGTCGTATTAGTAGGTCGTTTAACTAAAGATCCTGAATTTAGAACAACTCAAAGTGGAATGGATGTAGCTAATTTCACACTTGCAGTAAACCGTAATTTCACAAACGCACAGGGCGAACGTGAAGCAGATTTTATCAATATTATCGTATTTAGAAAACAAGCACACAATGTTAACGACTATTTATCGAAAGGAAAATTAGCAGGCGTTGATGGTCGCATACAATCACGCAGTTATGAAAATCAAGAAGGTCGTCGAATATTTGTGACTGAAGTAGTTGCAGATAGCCTCCAATTTCTTGAACCTAAAAACTCAAATGGTAGCCAACAAGACACTTACCAGCAACAAGCTCAATCACAAACACAACGTGGCCAAAATACTAAACCACAAGGACAAAATCCTTTCGCAAATGCTAATGGTCCAATTGATATCAGTGATGATGATTTACCGTTTTAAAGGAGTGAATAAACATGACATTAGGTAGAAAAATCAAAGAACGTAGATTAGAAAAAGGACAAACACAAACGGAATATGGAGAAGAATTCGGAGCAGGTAAATCGCTGGTTTGTCAGTTGGAAAAAGGAATAAATAAACCTAATTGCAAACGATTGAAAATGATAGCCGATGACATGGGAATTACCGTTGTTGAGTTATTAGGAAGTGATGAAAAGTGACTTTAGGACAACGTATTAAAGAACACAGGCAAAATAAAGGTTTGAATATGAGAGAGTTCGGAGAATTAATCGACAATGCCTCAGACAGTATTGTAAGCAGATGGGAAAGAAATGTTTCGGTACCTAATGCTAAACGATTAAAGCTAATTGCTGATGATATGAATATCACAGTTACCGAATTATTAAAAAGCTGATGAACTTCAACCAGTTTGAGAGTGAGGTGTTTGTATGACTGGTTGGATAAGTTTGCACCGTTCAATTCAAAAACATTGGTTATTTGAAGAAAAAAGAAAGTTTTCACGCTTTGAAGCATGGATTGATATTTTGTTGATGGTTAATCATTCAGATAACAAAATCATGCATGATGGAGACTTGATTACTGTCAAACGAGGTCAAAGAATCACGTCACTTAGACAACTTGGAGAGCGTTGGAGTTGGTCGATAACTAAGGTCGATAAATATTTAAAGATTTTAGAAAGTGACGGAATGTTAGTCGTAAAAAAAGACACTAAAAAAACAGTTTTAACCGTTGTCAATTATGACGACTACCAAGATGAAGATTTGAAAAAAAGACACAGAAAAGACAGTGAAAAGACAGAGAAAAAACACAGAAGTAACACAGAAAAGACACAGAAAAAAACAAACAATAATGATAATAAAGAGAATAATGAAAACAATGATAATAATGATAATAATGATGTTGTTGTAGGCGACGACTTCGCTACGATTTACAACCTGTATCAAGAAAACATTGAACAAATACCAAGTCCGATTACAACTGAAAAACTAACTCAAGATATGGATTATTACGGAAAAGAGTTAGTAGCGTATGCAATAAGAAAAGCTGCACTGAATAATTCTCATAATTACAAATTCATAGACTACTTACTCAAAGATTGGCGTAAGCGTAACTTAACAACCATAAAAGCAGTTGAACAATACGAACAACAAAGACAGAAACAAAAAAAACAGTCCTATCAACCTAAAGTAACGCAATCAAGAGAAAAGACACCAGAATGGTTGAAGAATCGTAATCAAGAAAAAGAAACGGTTGATGATGATCCTGAGTTTGAAAAAGAGCGACTAGCATTTATGAAGCAACTTGAACAAGATTGGTCGGAATAAGTTATTGGAGGGATAAAGATGGGACTTATTGAAAGATATTACCTATATAGAGCTGATGGCACAGAAGATATTAAAGTCGTCAAATACGAAGATAACACGAATGAGGTTTATTCGCTCACAGGCGCTCATTTTAGAGACGAAAAGAAAATTATGACAGATAGAGAGCTAAAAAACTTTAAAGGCGTGCATGACCTTAAATATGAGCAAGAACTAGGATTGCAAGCAGACTTATTTGAATTCTTATAGAGGTGGCACATGGAAATAGAAATTAAATTTAGCGAGACGTATAAGGCGCCTATCGGGTCACCACGTCCACGTTTTAAAAAAGTAGGTAGATATGTTCAAACATACATGCCAACGTCTTACACAAAGCACAAGACTTATATACAGGAACAAATGCCAAAACTATTAACAGATAAGAAACTGAAAGTGTCGCTGTACTTTTATTTTGAGCCACCTAAAAGTTGGTCGAAGAAACAAAAGTTAATATCGATAGGTCAATACAAACGTACGAAACCAGATATAGATAATTTGATTAAAACAGTATTAGACGCTGCTAACGATCATCTATGGAAAGATGATAACCAAATTGCACACATTGAAAGCTTTAAGCAATATGCAGAAGAAGCAAAAATAATCATGAATGTAGAGGAAGTGGAGTGAATTGTATACAGAGAAGAAACAATTCAAAGAATTTAGTAGAAAATGGAGGACGAGTAAATGAGTAAGGAATTAGAAATTAAATTATTATCAGAAAACGCGACTATGCCGAAGAGAGCAAATTCTACAGATAGTGGATTAGATTTGTATGTATCAGAAGCAACAACAATCAAAGTAGGAGAAACAAAAGCAGTTAAAACAGATGTGGCTATTAATTTACCTCATGGATATGAAGCACAAGTGAGACCTAGATCAGGTAAGTCGCTTAAAACAAAGTTACGTGTAGCATTAGGAACAATAGACCAAACATACAATAAAGAAATCGGTATTATCACAGATAACATAGGTGATGAAGATATCACAGTAGAAAAAGGAGAAAGACTAGCGCAGTTAGTTGTAGTACCAGTTATATATCCTACACCCAAGCAAGTCAATTGGTTCGAAAATGAAAGTGACAGAGGCGCATATGGAAGCACAGGAGAATAAAGACATAGTAGAAGAGGTTAAAAGAATACTAGGTAAGGAGTAAGGGAAGTAAGGTTAAAACAAAAGAAGTAAAAAGCCCAAAAGGACTTTTTACTTCTAAGCAAATAATAACTTTATTCCTAAAACCAAGTTTTTAATCACATAGTATATTCCTAGTAAAGCTATAATTAAACCTATTATAAATATTGTATTAGATTGGTTGGTGCTAAATCCGGTAAAGAATACGGCTGATATTAACATGAAAAAAATTGGTAATATATGGTAAAGCAAAGCTTTTCCAGCATGTTTTGACGTATCACCACTAGCTAATATCCAAACGATAAGTGGAAACAAAAAAGGCATGAAAAATACACTGAAATAGCAAAAAGAAGATAATACATTATTCGCTGATTTGCTCATTTCTACACCTCCTAAATTATATGGTAAATATAACGTGATATTTTCAATATTTACAAGAGGTTTTATCAAACTTTCAAAATTGTAATATTAAAGGAGTCGATAAAATGATTAAAAAACTAATAAGAATATGGTTTACTATCGCAATGTACGAGTTAGGCAAATGGATTGGAAGAGAGTTGTATTACAAGTTGACTGCAAACGATGAGGTGGAAGTGCCTAAGGATTTTTACCATAAGAACGATCAAATAGATATAGAAAAACTATATACGAAAGGACGATGAATTTTAAATGTGGATTATTGTTTCGATCATATTAGCTATTGCACTCTTAATATCATTATGTGTTCAAACTGGATTGAGAATTAAACTAAGCGAGCATAAGCAACTTAATGAATTATTGAATAAGCAGATTAAATATTTTAAAGATAATAGAAATTAAGTATCGGAGGTTTCTTATGAATCTAGGTAAAGAAGACATACCAAAGTTAGAACAGTTCTTTCGTAAGTACGAAGATATGAAAGGGCAGTTATTATACAGACGATATGAATTATTATATCAACCTCAAGATACAAATACTGGTGGGGGGAAATCTAATCTTCCAAGCAGTCCTGTAGAAAATGAAATAATTGAGCTACATAAAGATGATAAATATCGTAACTTACAGGCAACTATCACAGCGGTTGAAGATGTGTATAGAAATGCGACACCTGAACAGAAAGCTATTATTGAATACAGGTATTGGGAAAAAGACTTATTAATATATGAGTGGCCAGACATTGCACATGAACTAACAAAGGCAAGAGAAGATAACAAAGTGATTAGCAGAGATGCTACACTTCGCATGCGTAACCAATTGATGAGAGAAACAGCTAAACGAATTGGTTGGATAAGCTTTGATTAATCGCACTTCCGACATACTAGAAGTGCGGGTTGTCAATAGGGTATTATAGTAGTATAAGGAAAACTAGATAGCACCTTTTGAAGTGGAGTTGTTATTCAGTAGGTATGTGATCCAACACTATATTCTTGAGGCACGTTACTTTTGTAGCGTGTCTTTTTGTATGCGCCTATCTTAACTACCCATAAAGTAAGGACACACATATTAAAGGTGGGGTTTAAGGTCATACTATTTAAGGTCACATACTTTTAGGTCATCACTTTAGTGTGTGACATACATAACAATAAACATTCATTTATATGTCAAAAGGTTTCGTTAGTTTAAAAGATTGATAGAAACATTAAATAATAAATCAAAAGTAAAGTTTGTTTGTTGTTAATATTATTTGTTGTTTAACAATTGAATGTTAAAAGAAATGTTTTCTTAATCTTAATCTTTTTGATTGATAAAACATTTTCTAAAGTTAAAGACAAAATGATTTGAGATTATAAATCTTATTTCGTTTTGTCTTTTTACTTTTATATTTTTAATTGAAATTTAATTCATTGAAAGAAGTTGAAAAGAAAATTTGTTTAAAGAACCAAAAGTTAGATTAGGAAACAGAACTTATAGTCAAAGCGAGCTACAAGACTATAGGAAAGCCAATACACAAAGGTATAACAATAAGGTTAGATATAGCTCTCAGAATAGTAAATATACTGACTTCTATCATAGTTTGCAATGGCGTAAGTTACGTAAACAAGTATTATTACGTGACAATTACTTATGTCAACATTGTTTAAATAAAGGCATAGTAAATGACAAAGATTTGATTGTTCATCATAAGGTAGAGCTGAAAGAGGACTGGGGTAAAAGACTGGATATGGATAATTTAGAGGCAGTGTGTATCGGGTGTCACAATAAAATTCACAAAAATTAATTTTCAGGAAATAATTATTTATAAAATTAACGGGGCGATATAAACCCCCTGTGACTCTAGGATTCGAGTTAAACGAGCCGGCCTTTTTTTCACCCAAATTCCCAAAACTTAATGTTGTAATTTTACAAAAGGAGGTGGTCAGATGGCTAGACCACGTAAATTGAACCTACAAAAGCAGGGACACCGAACTAAAGAAGAATTACAAGAAGCTGAGAACGTTGAAAATGGGCTTTATGAGTTTGATCAGATTGATGCAGAAAGCTTACCAGAAGATTTAACCGAAGGTGCTACTAAAGAATGGGTGCGTGTTGTTCCTCTTTTACAACAATTACCAATTGCAGAACTCGACTATGGTTTGATAAAAAAATATTGTCAATTAGTTGATATTAGTGATGAAGCATATCAAGAAATGCAACAAGTAGGTACGTATCAACCTGATAACCATCGTAAAACAGGACCATATGTCACATTCATGGATACTACAAGAGAGATTATAAGCATATGCGGTAAGTTAGGTATGACAATTGATAGTCGTATGCGTTTAGTTGTACCGGTTGAAAAGGATAAAGCAAAATCTGTTTACGATGAATTTGGTGTTGATGAAGATGACTAACGTTAAGATACCTAAAGCGTATGAAGAACTCCTAAATATACCCAATGATTTAAGAGATGATGCATACAAATACTGCGTCATGGTTTTATCGGGTGCATATATTACATGCAAAGATACTAGACTTGCTTGTATTCGTCATTTAAAGGACATTCACAGGGCGATAAATAACTCTGAATGGAATTATGTTTATAAACCTAAACGTGCTAAAAAGGTTATTAAATTCATGGAGACACTACCTGATACAAAAGGTAAGATACACAAATTGACATTGTTTCAAAAGTTCATTGTCGCCAGTGTCAGAGGTTGGTTCACAAAAGATAAAGATATGTTGAGATTCAAGAAAGCATTTATCTCAATGGCAAGAAAAGGAGGCAAGTCACTTTTGGTAAGTGGTCTTGTCCTTTATTCTTTTTTATTCGATAGAGAGCCTATAGAAGGCAGACAAATATTTTGCGCTGCCAATGACAAGAAACAAGCAAGTGTTGTGTTCAACATGGTAACTAAACAACTTATGCATTTAGTATCAAAAGTACCAGAATTAAAGAAAGACGTTAAAAAAGTACGAGAGTTGCTTAATAACTTGCGTGATGACTCTTTTGTTATGCCATTGTCACGTGATACCAGTGCAGTCGATGGTTTTGAACCGTTCCTAGCCGTTATTGATGAATACCATGCAGCTAAGACAGACGAAATGGTCGAATTAATTCAATCAGGTCAAGGTAACTTATATCAATCACTTATCTTTATTATCAGTACCGCAGGTTTTAACTTGAATTCGCCAATGTATACAAATGAATGGCCTTACGCTAAAGATATCTTAGTTGAAGTTTATGATGATCCAGAATACTTTGCGATTATCTACGAACAAGATTCGGAAGATGAATGGCAAGATAAGACAACATGGGCTAAATCTAATCCATTAATAAATGAGTCAGACGACTTGAAAGAACAAATTGAAGAGTATTTAGAAAAGCGCGTAGCAGAGGCTAATAAAAAAGGATCTATGTTCAAGGTACTTGTTAAAAACTTCAATTATTGGTTACAAGCAAGTACGGAATCCTACTTAGATTTCAATGATTGGAAAAAGAATGAAACAGATTTTGATATACATGGGTCTAAAACTTATATCGGCCTAGATTTGTCGCGTGCTGATGACTTAACCGCAGTATCATTCATTCATCTTAATGAAGATAGTCAGCAATATTATGTGACAAGTCATTCGTTTGTGGCTACTAAAGGTGGACTGGATGGAAAAATTGATAGAGATTTTATTGATTATAGACAACTTGCAGAAAACGGTTATTGTACGATTACCGATTTGCAAAGCGGTATTATCAATACAGACCAAGTTTTGAATTACATTGAAGATTACATCAATCAATACAACCTAGATGTACAAGCGATATGTTATGACCCATATTCAATACATGGTGTTATTGCAGAAATTGAACGTAGAGATTGGCCATATGATTTATTAGAAATCAGACAAGGGCCACAAACGTTATCTAATCCGATACTAGATTTTAGATTGAAAGTGATTAACGGAGACATCAAACATCATAAAAACCCGTTGTTAGACATTGCGATTAAAAACGCGGTGGCTAAAGATACTAACGACTCGTTAATGATTGAGAAGAAAATGAACAGAGAAAAGATAGATCCACTCATGTCGACCATATTTGCTTATGTAATGGCTTGTGAACATGAATGGGATACAGAAACTTTAATGCCATTGTTCTTATAGGAGGTGTGATGATGAAAAAATTCTTATACGCATTTGTAGTAATACTATTATTAGTTGTGGGTTTAATAGGGCTGTTCTACGGTTTGTTTATACTTTGGCAACCTTTAGCTTATATTATTGGTGGGTTGTTGCTTATCGGTCTCTCTGGCGTTTTAAATCAAGCATATGACAACACCTCAATGAGTCGGAAAGGGGGTGACAGTTAATGCCATTACTTGATTTAGGGTTTACAAGCAAACAAGAAAAGATGAACAGAGATTTAGAGAGATTGTTGTATTGGCAAGAACATGGCACACATTCAAGCTATGTTGGTATAAACGCGTTACGAAACAGTGATGTATTTACTGCTACACGAATTATTTCAGCAGACATTGCAAGTACTAAATTAAAGGTTAAAGGTCATGAAACAAATACTGTGATGAACCAAATATTGGATTTGTTCAACAATAATCCACATTCAGACTTACCAGGTTGGCACTTTAAGTTTATAATCATCGCCAACATGTTACTCAATGGACAATCTTTTGTTGAAATTGTACGTGATAAAAATGACTTCCCCGTAGGTTTTCACTTCTTACATAATGATTTAGTAAGAGTTGAAGAAAAAGACGGAGATATTGTCTACAACGTGAGCGAAGATGTGGAAGGTAACGCTGCAAAGATAACCAGTGAGGATATATTGCACTTTAGATACATTACATTAGATGGATATGTGGGTTATAGTCCTTTGTATGCTTTAGCACACGAAATTGGTATTTCTCAAGGATCTAAGAGTTTCTTACGTAACTTCTTCGATAATGGCGGTACATCAACATCAGTGTTGAAGTATAAAAAAGGGCAAATCAATGCTGAACAATTAAGAGAATTGAAAAAGAACTTTTCAGAAAGTCAATTAAAAAACAATGGTGGTTTAGTTGCTATCGATGACACAATGGAATTTAACAGACTACAAATTCCAGTCGAAGTTTTAAACTTCTTAAACAGTTATAAGTTTAGTACGTCTCAAGTTGCTAAAGCATTTGGTTTACCAGTATCTAAGTTAGGTATTGAAACAGTCAATACGTCTATTACACAAGCAAATCTTGAGTATCTTCAAAGTACATTAGATCCAATATTTAAGATGATGATTGCAGAACTTGAAACAAAAATATTTAAATTCATTGATTCTGGTTACGAATTAGAGTTCGACTCATCTCGTCTTATTGATATTGATCCAGAATTACAATTACAACGTATTACTGAGTTGCATAGTAAAGGGATTATTTCAACAGACGAAGCAAGAAGTGTATTTGGTTATCAACCTATCGAACATGGTGAACAACCATTGGTTGACCTTAACAGAGCGCCTCTTAACACATTAGAAAATTACCAAAAATCGAAGATTGATAAAGAAGTCGAAAAGAACTCCATTAAAGGGGGTGATGAGTATGACGAATAGTAACGTTGACACTGGGCAGCAAGACATGGTTGTTGAAGGTTACGCAATTATCTTTAATTCAATGAGTGATGACTTGGGTGGGTTCAGAGAAATAGTAGCGCCAAATGCCTTAGACGGTGTAGATGTAAGCGATGTGAAATGTCTAATCAATCATGATTTCAGTTATGTTATAGGACGAACACAAGCAGGAACGCTTGAGTTACAGGTGGATGAAAAAGGGCTATACTTTAAATGCCACTTACCTAATACATCATACGCTAGAGATATTTATGAGAATATTAAAGCGGGTAACGTAAACCAGTGTAGTTTCTTTTACACATTACCACCTAATGATTCAACAGCTCGTACATGGCAAAATATAGATAATGAGTATGTTCAAACCATAAATAAAATTGATGAACTTATTGAAGTTAGCATTGTTACAATGCCAGCCTATAAAGATACATCGGTTGAAGTCGGTCAACGTGCAAGAGATTTGAAGAAATTTAAACAGTTGGAACAAATGAAAATAGCTTTAGATTTAGAAAGCCTACGTTTTGAAACGTAAGGCTATTTTTTATGAACAAATTTAATAAGGAATGATATTGCATGGCTAATTTAGATGAGCGTAAAGAAGAAATCGTAAATTTGATTTCTAAAGCGCAAGAAGCAGTCGAAAAGGGCGACCTAGAAACTGCTCGTAATTTAAAAGCTGATATTGATGCTCAAAAGAAAGAGTATGAAGAACTTGAACAGCTTTCAAAAGAAATTGAAGCATCAGCACCTAAACAAGATGAACCACCTAAAGATGAAGGTGCAGAAGTTGAAGATAACAAAGGTGATAGCTCTGGAGAAGAATCAGAAAATAAACCATCTGATGACAAAGAAGAGAAACCGTCAGACGAAGAAAAAACTGATGATAAACCGAAACCAGATGGTCCATCTGAATCTGAAGAAAAGCCAGAACCACCAGCTATCGAGAAAGTAGAAGAACCTACAGAAGAAGAGTTGGAAGAAGAAAAAGACAAAAAGAAAAAAGAAGGAGCGAAACGTTCTATGGCGAAATTAAATCAAAATACAGAGACAAACGAAGAAATTCTAGCATTTGAGCAGTACATGAAATCTAAAGGAGCGAAACGTGACAACGTTAAATCAGATGACGTTGGTGTAACAATTCCAGAGGATATTAAATATATTCCTGAAAAAGAAGTTAAAACAGTCCAGGATTTATCAGAGTTGGTACAAAAAACATCAGTATCAACAGCAAGTGGGAAGTACCCAATCTTAAAACGTGCTAACGCTAAATTTAACACTGTGGCTGAATTAGAGAAAAACCCAGAGTTAGCTCGTCCGGAATTTGAAACAGTTAATTGGGAAGTTGAAACGTATCGTGGAGCAATTCCGATTTCACAAGAAGCATTAGATGATTCTGTTGCTAACTTAACTGCTATTGTTTCTGAAAATATTAACGAACAAAAAATCAACACTTTAAACGAACGTATTGGTGAAGTTTTAAAAGCATTCAATCCTACTACTGTTTCTAATGTTGATGACTTAAAAGAAATTATTAACGTTAAATTAGATCCAGGTTATGATCGTCAAATCATTTGTACTCAAAGCTTCTACCAAGCAGTGGATACATTGAAAGATAAAAATGATCGTTATTTATTAAATGATTCAATTATCAATACTTCAGGTAACACTTTACTTGGAATGAACGTAACTGTAGTACGTGATGATTTGTTAGGTAAAAATGGAGATGCACTAGCATTTATCGGTGATGTAAAACGTGGTGTGTTATTTGCAGACCGTACAGACGTTTCAGTTCAATGGATTGAAAACGAAATCTACGGTAAATACTTGATGGGTGCTTTCCGTTTTGACGTTAAACAAGCAGACAAAAACGCTGGTTTCTTCGTAACGTTTGAAGCTGCAGCAGAACCTAGTGGCGATTTAGGAGCATAAGTAAAGTAGGTGAATTCAATGTTCAAAATAGATAACGTTGAATCTATTAAGCGAGCGATACGTGTAGATCATGACTATGATGATGATTTGATTATGCAAGTTTATTTACCTGGAGCAATCAGTGAGGTTAAGGCTGCTGTTTCTTTAGATGAAGAAGATGAAAAATTCTACAACAATAATCCTATATTCAATTTAGTGGTCTTGAATATTATTGCTCACCACTACGATAATCGTTCAATCACATCTAATGAACAATCATTTGATGTGCCTGCATCATCAATGAAACTTATACAAACATTAAGAAGTAATCTAGTTAAGTGGCGAAAAGATAACATCGAGGTGATAGACGATGAATCTTAACGAGCTTGATTATAGAGTTGCTTTTTATTCTGTCTCAAATAATGGGCCTGAGGCAGGAGTTAGTGATAAGAAAGAAATTTTTAATTGTTTCGCTGGTCTATACGAACCCACACAAAAAGATGTACAATTAGGAAATTTAGAAACAAGTAAACGTTCTGTAACTATCAATATTAGGGATGCACAGCCTGACTTTCTTCCTACAGTCAATCACGTATTTGAAATTAAAAATGGAATGTATGCTGGGTTAACTTTTGACATTAAGAACGTTGCGCCTGCTAAAACTCCTAATTACATCAAAGTGGTAGGTGAAGAATCATAGGGATATCAATCAAAGGTGATAAAGAACTTATAGCATATTTAGAAAAGCAATATGGAAAATCAGAAACAAAGCGCATCACTGATTATGCATTAACTAAAGGTGGAAACAAAGTTGTGAGTATTATCAAAAGTAATATGAAAACTTTTAAGGACACTGGAGAATCGGTAGCAGAAACTACACTTTCAAAACCTATGACGATAAGCGGAGTAAGAACCGTTAAAATTCATTGGCGTGGTCCTAAACAACGTTATCGTATTATCCATCTAAATGAATACGGTCACTTTGATCGTTCAGGAAAGTGGGTTAATACAGCAGGTAAAGGTGTGATTGAACGTGCTATGAGAGAAGGACGCGAAACCTACTTTCAAACAGTTAAAGAAGAAATAAAAAGGCGGGTGTAGCGATGGATGACATCACAATGAAGATATACCAAGCGATTATAGATAACAAAGAAATTATGGAACATGTTCCTAAGAACAATATAAAGTTCTTCGATTATCCCAACGCACAAGAAATCAAAGATGTAGTGATTGTTATAGATCCATTGGATACACCTAAACCTTCTGATTTCGGCGATGACGACAATTTAACTTACGAATACTTTTATCAAATAGATGTATTTGTAAAACAAAAACAAGGAGTAAACGGACGAGTCCTATCCGATAGGCTCGTTTTTTTGTTGCAACGAATGATGTGGGAAGTATTGGGATTTGGTGAAACATCTTCCATTAAACCAGAATATATCAAAGAATTTAGTATCTACCGACAAGCTAAAAGGTTTGAAGGTAAACAATATTTTAAAATTTAGGAGTGTTTTAATATGGCAGAGAAAAACTATCGTTCATTTACAGGGTTAACAGAATTTTATTATAAAGTGCATGGAGAAGGTGGAGTTCAAAAAGTTGCTGATCCAGAACGCATTAAATATTTACAAGAAATTTCAGTATCTAAAGATCAAGACATCGAGAAGGCATATGGTGATAACCAAGTTGCAGAAATGGCAGTTGCTAACGGTACTATCGAAGTAGAAGCTGGTTTCCATAAACTACCATTAGAGGACAGAGTTGCATTGTTCGGATTAGAAAAATCAGAGGACGGCATCGTATCAGTTGGTAACGATACACCACCATATGTAGCTGTTATGTTTGCGAAAACTATGGAAGATGGTTCACGCGAGTATGTGGGATTACCTAAAGGATTATTCACATTCCCTGAATTAGAAGGTAATACAAAAGAAGATGGCGTAGAATTCAGTTCTGACTCTACTACTGCTGAATTCATGCAAGCACCAGTTAAAGGCTTTGAAGAAGAAAAAGCAATGCTATTAGGTCACGATGCAAAAGGCACAACTGTTATGAAAGACGCTATCTGGGAAGCTATCTTCGGTGAATCTGCACCAAGTAGTAATTCAGAAGAAACTAGTGATGCAGAATCAGGTTTAGGCGCGTAATAAACAGGAGGTTTAATTATGGCTAAGAAAAAATATGAAGTATTACACAAATTCATTGATTTAGAGGATAAGAAGAAAGTTTACGATACTGGAGATACTTATCCTAAACCAGCGAACAAAAAAATCTCTGATGAGCGCATTTCAGAGCTTTCTACAAGTAATAACAAACGTGGTAAAGCTTTAATCAAAGAATTAGAAGAATAACTACTATTGAGGACTACGTGTCCTCTTTTTATTTGCAAATAAAAATTGAAATTAAAGGAGAAATTATAAATGGCTAAAAAAACATTAAGAAATTTCGTTGAGTTAATTGAAGAAGTAAATGATAAAGGTGAAGTGACTAAATCTAAAACATTCTTATCTCCAGCTTTTACACCTGGAGACAAAGTGTTGGAATTACAAGACAAAATCAAAAAATTAGACGACAATGATTTCGATAGCGAAAAAGAAGCCATAAATTATATGGCAGATATTATTGTCGATTATTACAATAAACAATTCACACGAAAACAATTTATAAGCGGAACTCACGCACCAGAATTAATTAACGTTATGAAAGAACAACTAGAATTTATTGGTCAAGGAAACGTAAGAGAAGAAAATAAAAAACGTTTACAAGAATTATTAAAATAATAGGTGGCTTTGTAAATGAGAACTAACAAAATAGAGTTAGTTGAAGATTACGATGAACTAGGAAACATATTAGAATCAAAAATTTATGTTTCGAAATTAAATATCAGTCTTGAAATTATTTATGAGTGTATAAACATATTATCTGAATTAGAAAATGGTAATGAAAATATTGATATTTATGATATTGCAGATTTAGTAGTTAGAATTTATGACAAACAATTCACAAAATATGATTTATTAACAAAACTAGATGGCATAACTATGAAAGCAGAACTCATAGATCAAATATACTTTTTTGCTTCTGGGCAAGGATTTAAAACAGAAAATAAAGTTGATTTTAACAACACATCTATAACTAGTTGGAATGATTACAGGAATTATTTAAAAAAGTTTTTAAGAGAAACTATGAAGGAAGGTAAAGACATTAATGACTTAATGAATATGCCTTTTGCATTTTTCATGGAGTTAGTTGACGAAAGTAATAAGAAAAACGTCAAGAAAACAAACAGTATGATCGACGCGTTCATGTAATACATTTTATAAGTAAGGAGGTGGAGTGATGGCAGAAAGAATAAAAGGGTTGCAGATTGACCTATCTATGAAGGATATGGGCGTTCAACGTAGTATTTCGGAAATAAAACGTAGCTTTAAAGGATTAAACGCTGACTTAAAACTATCTAACAACAACTTTAAGTATTCCGAAAAAAGTTTAAATTCATATAAGTTAAGAACTAGAGAATTATCGCAAGCAGTCAAAGAATCTAAAGCTAACGTTGCAGCGTTGAAAGCAAAATACCAAGAAGCAGCAAGAGCATCTGGTGTGAATAGCAAAAAAGCTGCTCAATTAAGGCAGGAATATAGTCGACAAGCTGACAATCTTAATTATTTACAAAACGAACTCGACCAAACACGAGACAAATACAGAGAAATGATTGCAGTAAGTAAATCATCTGTCGGTAGACTTGGGCAAACATTTTCTGAAATAGGACCTAAGATAAGATCCATAGGAGACTCAATGAAGTCAGTCGGGCGTAACATGAGTTTACACGTTACTGCACCAATTGCAGCAGGTTTTGGCGCTGCGATGAAGAAAAGTATAGACTTCGACGATACCATGCGTAAAGTAAAAGCCACATCTGGTGCTACTGGCGATGAATTTAACCAACTTAGAACAAAAGCACTTCAAATGGGTCGAGATACTAAATTCACTGCTTCGGAATCTGCTGAAGCGATGAACTACATGGCACTTGCTGGTTGGGATACTAAAGATATGCTAAAAGGTGTTGGTGGTGTAATGGATTTAGCTGCTGCATCTGGTGAAGATTTAGCAAGCGTATCTGATATTGTAACCGACAACTTAACTGCATTTGGTATGAAAGCTAAAGATAGTACCCACTTTGCAGACGTTTTAGCTCAAACGAGTTCAAAAGCTAATACTGATGTACGTGGTTTAGGTGAGGCGTTTAAATATGCTGCTCCAGTGGCTGGTGCATTAGGTTACACAGTGGAAGATACATCCGTAGCTATTGGTTTGATGTCTAATGCTGGGATAAAAGGCGAAAAAGCTGGTACAGCATTAAGAACAATGTTTACCAACCTTTCTAAACCAACAAAAGCAATGAAAGACGAAATGGATAAACTAGGAATATCTATTACTGATAGCAACGGTGAAATGTTACCTATGAGAGATGTTTTAGATCAACTTAGAGGTAAAATGGGTGGTCTATCTAAAGACCAACAAGCAGCCGCAGCTAGTACAATATTTGGTAAAGAGGCCATGAGTGGTGCATTAGCAGTTATCAATGCATCAGACGAAGATTATAAAAAGCTAACTAAATCCATAGACGGCTCTAAAGGTGCTTCAAAAAGAATGGCTAAAGAAATGGAAGGCGGTATTGGTGGCGCAATGCGTAAAATGAAATCGGCAATTGAAAGTTTAGCGATTTCATTAGGTGATGCATTAGCCCCAATGTTATATAAAGCTGCTAAATGGATTACATCATTAGCGAATAAGTTTTCTAATTTACCTACTGGCGTTCAAAAAACGATTGCAGTTGTAGGATTACTCGCCGCAGCTATTGGTCCACTACTAATGGTCTTTGGTGTTATGGTATCAACAATCGGCACTGCTATAACAGCATTAGGTTCTTTAATGACGAGTATGAGAACATTATCATTCTTATCTAAAACAAGCGCAGCAGCGACTGGCATTTGGAACGGTGTCACTGCTACTGCTCGTGGTATCGCAAATGGCTATAGATTAGCAATAGCAGCTTTAAGTACATCTCAAACTATACAAGCTTTGAAAACTAAAATTGCTGCAGCTGCAACAACGGCTTGGACTACAGTTACTAAAGGTGCAGCTTTAGCAACTAAAGGCTTAGGCTTAGCTATAAGATTTATGACTGGTCCAGTCGGTATAGTTATTACAGCCATCGGATTATTAGTAGCTGGACTTATTCATTTATGGAAAACAAATAGCTCGTTTAGAAATAGTGTGATTACTGCTTGGAATGCTATTAAAAATGCAGCGGTAGCCATATTTGGATTTATCAAACCTTATATTATTAATATTTGGAACGCAATTAAAAACTCTACAATTGCCATTTGGAACGCGATTAAAAAAAGTGCTGTAATAATATGGAACGCTATTAAATTTGCTGTTCAACATCCTATTCAAGCATTAAAAAATGTCTTATCAGCTTTATGGAATGGCATGAAAAATGCTGCTATTAAAATCTGGACCGCCTTAAAGAACGGTGTTATAGCAATTATTAAAGCATATGTTGCGCAAGTAAGATTTAATATCAACCTTATTAAACGCATTGTAGTTACGATATTTAATGCTATTAAAAGCTTTTCTATTAAAGTGTGGACTGCACTAAAAAATGGCGTGTTAGGAATTATTCGAGCTCTGCGCAAAGGCGTTCTATCTGTATTTAACGCATTAAAAAAAGGTATTGTTGTAATATTTAATGCTGTAAAGAATGCCACAGTTAAAATCTGGACGGCTATAAAAAAATCAGTAGTGAATAAAGCAAAAGCATTATGGTCTGGAGTTAAAAATACATGGAATGCACTCAAAAAAGGTACAATTGGCATATTTAAAGCAGTTGGCAGTTTCATGAGTTCTAAATGGAACAGTATTAAAAAAGGTACTGTTAATAAAGCGAAAGCTCTATGGTCAGGTGTCAAAGGTGCTTGGGGATCACTTAAAAAAGGTACTCATAACACCATGAATGCTGTAGGTGGCTTCATGAGCAAGAAATGGAATGGAATTAAAAGTACTACTGTATCTATAGTAAATAGCATGAAATCGAAAGTTATGGGCACCATGAATAAAATGAGAGACGGTATCAAAACAGTTACCGGTAAAATTGGTAATCTTTTTGGCGGAATGGTTAAAGGCGTTAAAAAAGGCCTTAATGGATTAATCAAAGGTATTAACTGGGTCGCAGATAAATTAGGTATGGATAAAATACCTAAGATTAAATTATCTACAGGTACTCAATCTAGACATACTCAAAGCTATATTACTAACGGGAAAATAAATAAAGGTACAATGGCAACAGTAGGGGATAAAGGCAAAGGTAATGGTCCTAATGGATTCAGAAATGAAATGATCCGTTATCCTAACGGAAGAATGGCACTAACACCTAACAAAGATACAACAACATTCTTACCTAAAGGCTCAAGTGTATATAGTGGCGCGCAAACACATGCTATTTTATCTAATTCAGGATATGACACTAAGAAGAAAAAACTACCTAAATTTAGTAAAGGTACTAAAAAGAAAGACGGTATATTAGATGTTATTAGTTCTGGTGTAAAAAATGGTGTTAATAAAGTAAAAGACATTGGTGGTAAAGCAAGAGACATAGGTGGTACTACATTTGACAAAGCAAAAGACATAGGTACAAAAGCACTAGATAAAGCTAAAGATGTGTCTAGCACTGTTATCAAGGGTATTGGAGATGTTTTTGATTATGTAGGTCATCCTATGAAATTAGTAAATAAAGTCTTTGAAAAAGTTGGGTTCAACCTGGACTTTATGAAAAATGCACCATTACCATTTGATTTAATGACAGCTATGATTAAAAAACTTAAAAATGGTATCAAAGATTTCTTTAATGAAGGTTTAGACTCTGCAGGCGGTGGAGATGGTTCTTCATTCACTAAGTTCCCAATTACCACAGGATATTATCCTAATGGTGGCGCTCCTGGTTATGGTTATAATGGCGGCGCTCACTTTGGTATTGACTATGGCGCTCCATATGGTACAACGATTAATGCTACCAATGATGGTAATGTAAAAGCTATCCACAACTTAGGTGGAGGACTTGTTGCACGACTTTTAACAGGTCAGTTCACATTGTTCTTTATGCACTTATCTAAAATATTAAAACAAGGTAAAATCAAAGCTGGAGAACCAATGGCTAAAACAGGTAATTCAGGTCAATGGACTACTGGTCCACACGTACACTTCCAAGTTGAAAGAGGTCGCCATGATGACATCACAAACAGAGGGACAGTAAACCCTGCTAAATGGCTTAAAGGTCATGGCGGTGGCGGAAAAGTTGGTGGTAGTGGTTCTGCAAACGCACGTAGAGCAATTCAAAGAGCACAATCTATTTTAGGTGGACGTTATAAATCGTCTTATATTACCGAACAAATGATGAGAGTTGCCAAGCGTGAATCTAATTTCCAAGCGGGAGCAGTTAATAACTGGGATAGCAATGCTAGAGCAGGGACACCTTCTAAAGGTATGTTCCAAATGATTGAACCATCTTTTAGAGCGTTCGCTAAACCAGGACATGGGAACATTTTGAACCCTGTAGATGAAGCTATATCAGCTATGAGATACATCGTAGCAAAATATGGTTGGGGTGGTTTCAAACGTGCTGGAGATTACGCTTATGCTACAGGCGGTCTTATTAACACTGCTGGATTATATAATTTGGCAGAAGATGGATACCCTGAGATAGTGATACCTACAGATCCAAGCAGACAATCAGATGCGATGAAATTGTTACATCTTGCTGCGAGTAAAATTAGTGGAAATAACAGAAATAAACGACCTAACCAATTACGTACACCTAGTGTTACTAGTAATACAGTTGATAACGCAGAATTGCTACTACAAATGATAGAAAATCAACAGAAACAAATAAACGTGTTAATGGAAATAGCACGAAGTAATGAAAATATTGAAAAACAACCGAAAGGTTTTTCAGAACGCGATGTAAGTCAGGCACAAGGTTCAAGGTTAAGACTCGCTGCTTATAGCCAGGGAGGTTTATAAATTGGAAAATAAAAAAGTAAAAATATTTAACGATCATTTCGAAGAAACACTAACGGACCTTCCTCATCTTAAGTTTCTAGAATTTGAAGAAGAGGATTTAGATAGAAAGTCTAATCAGATTGAAGTTAATGGTAGCGATGGCGTTTTACAAGGACCGATGAATTTCGGTCCTTTTAATTTGATACTGAGATTTTCATATAAAGGTATGGATTATAAAGAATATAGATTAGCAAAAGAAAAGTTACGTCAATTGATAAATAGGAGAGATCCTTATTTCGTATGGCATTCAGATATGCCAGGTAAAAAGTATGCAGTTATACCAGAGGGAGTGAGTAATGAAAACCTAACAAGTCAATTTGGACTTATTGAGGTGACTTACTCTGTCTACAAAGGATATGCAGAATCATTAAAAGACACTTCTGAATTTAGTTGGACTGATGAAAGTTGGCAGTTTGAACAAGGTGTTATAGGAAGTGATGAAGTTAAATATAAACACAATATTCGTTACTTTAAAATATTTAACGGTTCTAAAGACACCATTAACCCTTTATTAAGACACAAATTAAATATTAATTGCACACTTACAGCACCTTATGGATTTGAAATCGTTAATCTAACCACAAATGATATATTTGAATATAAAAAACCTCTCAAAAAGCGTAATACGGTTTCGATTATAGGAGTGCATCCTTATATTAATAATAAAAGAGTTGGTAAAGACACAAATTATGATTTTATTACTTTAGCGCCGGGTTGGAATGAAATTTTAATTAGAGGTCACAATATATCCAATAGTCCTAAAACAGAATTTATATTTAATTACATCTATAGGTAGGTGAGAATATTGGAAAATCTAATATTTATGAATAGAGAAGGGACATTTTCGGAAATTGTTAATGACTTTGACTTTGGTTCCTTTAAATATGAATATGAACAAAATAATGAGCGATCCATATCTCTCACTGCTTATAAAACTAATGTTAACGCGGATATATTTGATAGTTTGATTAATGAAAATTATTTAATTTGGAAGGGTCAGAAATATGTCATTAAATCGACTGAGCTTAAGTATGAAGAAGGTGTAATACTTAATGAAATTGAGGCTAAGCATATTTCTATGGAATTTCAAAATCATTATGTACCTAAAGATTTAGATGATGAGTCACTGAATGATGAAGATGAGACTGAAGCAAAAATTTCCATGAAAGTTAAAGAGTACCTTGATTTTGCATTCAAAAATAATAAACTTAATTTCGATTATAAGTTACATGGAAAATTTAATGAGAGTAAATATATTGAACAGTTAGGAGATAAAAATGGTTTAGAACATCTTATTGAAGGTGCTGAGCATTTTGGCTATATATTTTTTGCTGATAATAAAACTTTCCATATTTATACACCTGATAATTTTTATAAAAAATCAGATGAAATATTAGTTTATAAATATAACAATAGTTCGGTTTCGGCTAAAACAATCACAACTGAATTACGTACCTACATTCAAGGATACGGAAAGAAAAAGTCAAAATCCGAAACGAAAAACTATAAACCTATAAAGCCTAAAGATTTCTCGTATTCTGGAAATTTTAATAAAGAAGGTACTTGGTCTACTGAACATATAGGAGACTCCTTTTATAAGACATTTTATTGTAAGTGGGGGAATGAAACCTTAACTTGGAATCTAAAAAAAGGACCTAAAGGTGGAATAATCGAAGTATTTATTGATGATAAGTCCAAAGGGACTTTTGATTGTTACAGCGCTCATGCTTCGACGCAAAAAGTGATTTTAGCTAAAGGATTATCAAAAGGTAAACATTCTTTTAGAGGAATTTTTAAATCGAAAAAATCCGGCATTGATTATAAGAAATCTAATCCAGTCATGTATGTTGGTACTAGTAAAAGTAGTGTTTTAAATCTAACTGCAGTTCTTAAAGGTAAAGATATTTATCATGTATATGCTGAGTATAAGTCTCCATATTATAAGCAATATGGTAAATCAGAAGCCCCTACAATATATGATGATAATATTACAAGCCAATCAGAGTTAAAGAAGAAATTAAAAGAAACACTTGATGATATTCCAACAATTGAAGTAGCAACGAATTATTTAGGATTAGAAAGTATTCATGAAAATAATACTATTCGATTTATACACAAACCTATCGGGTTTAATACCGATTTAAAAGTTGTCAAGCTTACTGAATATCATCCCCTTGTTTCGCAGCCTATTGAAGTGGAATTCAGTAATGCTCAGAAAGATATTATACAAATGCAATCACAGTTCAATCGTAGGTTAAGAAAGTTTAATAATCTTATGAAAAAAGGATTCAAAACTAGTGACTATTCTTTAAATGTGTTACAGGAATATAACGAAACAGTAGGAAGTGTATTGATTGATGAGTAAAGAAGTATCGATAAGATATCTACAAGATAGAGATGGAGAAGAATATTTTCCAGTCACGCACATAGAGGCAGTAATAGGTTCAGATGTTTACTTAGACAAAATAGAAAATTTGGAAAAAGAAAATGAAGAGCTTAAAAAAAGAATATCTCATTTAGAGAAGGAATAAAAGGAGGTTCATAAAATGTTATTAACTTTAGACTTTCCTATTCAAATAGGGCACACATTTAGAACCAAGATGATAAATAATTTTAGAATAATACTTAATTATTATAATGAATTAGATCATCGTTATCGAGCACACGCAGAAACTAAGCATCATGCTCATCAAGCCATGCAAGTTGATTATAGAAATACAAACGTTTCTGCATTTTTAGATTATCTTAATGGTAATATTAATGGGCTTGTTTTAGGAGCAAATGGAGACGGTATGGCTGAAACAAAACAAGCCAGAGTATCAATAGATGGTACCGTACATCCCTTGTTGCAAGAAAGGCTTCTTCATGACTTCTTAGGAATTAAAAGAAAATTAGATAAAGAAATACATTCAAATGGTGCAGTTGATTTTATTTGGAATCCTCCATATATACCAGGAAACAGATTAGGTGAAAATGGAACACCAAATAATTGGGAACCAGAAGCCCATATTGAAGCATTTTTAAATCCTTTAGTTGATAATCAATATGTTACAAAAGAAGTTGTCGGAGAAGATACATCAGGAAAATATAATGTGTACAAATTCACGTTTGAACCGCAAAATTACCACAAAACTTTACTTATCACTTCATGTATACATGGTAATGAGACCACTGGATTTTTCGATATGTGTCATATAGTCAACCTATTGGTCAATGAGTGGGAAAAGTATCCTCAATTAACTTACTTAAGAAAAAATGTACGTTTAATTTATGTTCCTATGGTTAACCCGTGGGGATTTGCAAATCAAAAAAGAGAGAATGTGAATAATGTAGATTTAAACAGAAATTTTGATTATAACTGGAAAGCAGGTAAAGGGACAGATCCAGATAAATCTAACTTCAAAGGCAAAAGTCCTTTTTCTGAAAAAGAATCACAAAATATGCGTAACTTAGTTCAACGTATAGATAATTTGACAGCTCACTTGGATTTGCATGATATCATTTCTGTAAATAATGATTACTGTTTATTTTATCCTCGATGGGCCAATCAAAAAAATAATAATATGACTCAACTCATTAACAATTTAAAAAGTAACGGAGATCTCGTTGTTTGGGGTTCCAGTACATTATCATCTTTTAGTAATTGGGTAGGTATTCGAAATAAAACAACGTCATATCTTTCAGAAATAAATGAAAAACGTGTCGGTGAAAAGAAAAGTCCCGAAGAAATGAGACGTTCAGTACGCTGGGTAGGTAATGTAATTTTTAGAATGGCACAATTTGAATCTTATCAAAATGGTCAAACATCTTTAGATCCTTTTATTAAAGTTATGGTCTATGATGATAGATTTAACAATAAAACATCTGAAGTCATTACCTTACGTGCAGAAAGAAATGAATGGCAACGTATAATGATGAGTCAGCAGCGTTTCAAAGTTTTAGCAAATGGATTTGTAGAGCTCTATGGATATGTGACTATAAACGTTGATAGAGATGTTACAGTGGGGATTAGTCCTAATATTGTTCAAAACTATCATCCATTCTTTGGGTTTAATAAAAGTAGAAAACGTAATCTATTTTCAATTGAACATAAACTAAACAAAGGAAATACGACTTTTCCTATATATGCTGCTGCTGGTGTTCAAATGTCAACGATTACTGAACCAGGTACTAAACGTACTGATACAGTAATGCCAGTATTAGATGTTAAGAAAAAAGGTGCTGGCATTGTAACAATAAAACAAATTAAATTATTTGCGAAGTTCACTCCTACGCATTCTGCTAATTCTATTCAGATACTAAAATCTGGAGAATACGGTAATCTTAAAGAAGATACGTTCACACAAATTTACCCTAATACTATATACGATGATGATTTAAAAAACGTTATAAATGAGGAGGAAAAATAATGGAATTAAAAAAGATTGGTAAAATTGAAGTTAAAAACGAGCCTTACTTAAAACCGATATCTGATGAAGGTATCGGTTTTTATAATTTAGATGATAAAACTGCTGTTTTAAGGTTTTACGTGACTAAAAACAACGAACCTTTATTAATTAGTGAAGAAAACACTGAAACGTACATATATCTTGAATCCTCTAACGGTTCTAATCAAGTAGTAGAAAATGTACGTTTTATTGACCCTTTGAATGGTGTTATTGAAGTAACCATACCTATTGAATTCTTACAAGCTTCAACGAATACAACTGTTATAGGTCAAATATATATTTCGATTAATCATCTAAATCAGGTAGATAGCGATAAATCATCAACTGCAGTTTTAAACGAATTTGAATTCAAAGTGGGTAACGCAATAATAAATAAAATTAATGGTGCAACTAAAATTAAATATATACGTATGTTTGATGAATTAAAAAAACAAATTAATGCACGAGCTACTGAAATACAAGAACAATTAGATAATTTAGAAGATTACGTTGTTAAAGTGAAAAATGCAAGTGATGAAGGAATTACAAAAATTCAGATTGAAACAAAAAAAGGATTGGACATACTTAATCAACAACATAGTAAAAGTTTAAAAGACGTCGAGGAATCTCTTAGCGCAGCTAAAAATACAATTCAAAATCTTTATGAGGAATATGACAACGATATTGAAACAAAAGGGGGGCAATATCTTAAAGATTTAAGAATCGAAGTTATGAATATTGAAAATATATTAAGTCAAGAGGGATACGTCACAATTGATGAACATCGTAAAATCTTTACTGAAATACAAGAAAAGTTACCTGAATCTTCAGATTGGATCGAATATGATTTAATTAATGGAGCTATAAAAAATAGGCATTATAAAGCTGAAGGACAAAATGGTTTTAATTGCGCTTATAAAACTATTCAACATCAAGATTACAAGGAAGTGATTTTAAGAATTAACGCTGACAATTTCAAAAGTGGAACTGCTATAGCGAAGTTACCGAGTGAATTAATTACAAGTACGCAAACTGCGTTCCTAAGAACGGTGCCTGTTAAAGCTTGCGGTGCTCAATTAACAATTGAACCTAATGGAGATGTTAAAGTTTATATTTCTCAGAGCGATCAGTGGTCAGTAAGTCGTGAAGCTTATATTTACGGAGAAATTAGAATGATAGATAAAGGAGGTGAATAATGTGATGGATACTTATAAATCTATGACTGAACTTGTGAGGAATGAAAAAGATTGGATGATTGAGACGCAAGATAGAAATAGTAAATCACTTATAACTGCTATACACGGAGGTGGTATAGAGTGCGGTACTTCTGAATTAGCATTATTGGTTGCAGAATTATCGAATGCAAACTACTTCACTTTTAAAGGTTTAAAACCGAAAAACAATAGGACTCTACACGTCACTTCAACAAATTATGATAACCCCAATTTACTATATTGGAATCAATTTATGAATGTAACGATAGCCATACATGGTTATTCAAGCAATCAAGCAAATAGTTATATTGGTGGATTGGATGAAAGACTTATATCACTTATTACTCACAATTTAAAAGTTTCAGGTTTTAATGTGGAAGCCGCTCCTGAAAGAATTGCTGGTAAAGAAATTAATAATATAACTAACAAAAACGCCTGTGGAATGGGTGTACAGATTGAAATATCAACTCAGCAAAGAAAAGAATTTTTTAGTCGAAACGATTTTAGTCAAAAGAATAGAGAAAATACACATAATTGGACAAAAGACATGTATTACTATGCTAATGCTATCTGCGCTGCAATTAATGATAGAAAGTGGGTAGAAAAATGAAGAAAACACACCGTATGACTGAAATGGAATATATTAATGTTATTTCTTTATTATTTATTGGAACAATAGCTATGGCTCGAGGTTCTTTTTTTATATTTGCTTCTGAAATTCAAGTCGATAAAAGCCCATTGTATAGTAGTATTAATGAAATAATTCCCTTAAGTATTTGGGGGATTCCATTCTTTATAGGAGGAATATGTTTAGCAATTGCAGCTATGGCTTTACCTTATAGAAATATTAACAAAGTTTATAGTATTACTCTTATTTTAGGAGGGATTATTTGTTCTGTGTTTTTCTTTGTAATTACGTTAGCTGGTATTAGTGATTCTTTAAATTGGATGTCACCTCTTATTTATTTTTTAACTACTTTAACGTGTGGTGGTTATGCTTACTTTGGAGTGTTGCATTATGCCAAACAATGAATTGCCCCAAAGTTATTATGAAGATAGGGACGCTATTCATAAAAGAATAAGAGAGGTTGATGAAAAACATACGAACAATTATAACAATTTAAGTTTGTTATTAGCAGAATTTAAACCTACACTTAATCAAATGGTCGAGGCAACTAAAGAGATGAGTGCTGAACAGAAAAAAACAAACCAACAAATTATAGAACAAGGCCAACGATTGTTTGTCGTCGAAAAAGATGCTCAAATGCTTAGGAAACATTTAAGTCAAGAAGAACAAGAAGCAAAAGAGAAAGGTAAAGAAAATAAAGAGTTTATTTTAAAAGCTACAGGTATATTTGTTGGTGGAGGTGGTGTGGCTTGGCTTATCCATCCATTGTTCGATTTTTTAAAAAATGTGATTAATTAAAGTGGTATTTAAAGAAAAAATCATAGTAAAGCATATATAACTTTAAAATCTTTCAACTCTGTAAGTTTAAGATGTCATTTTGTAAGAATAGATAAAAGTAACTTTCTTTAGAATCTTCTACAATTAAACTGTAATTAAATTGAAGGAGAGTTCATTAATGAGAGATTTGAAAATTTTATTAATTCCTATAATAGTCATTATATTATTAGTAATGGGATTACTTTTTGGATTGAGAATTTACGGTGATCATCATCCAAATAATGAAAATGTAAAAGATTTGAATATGAAGAACCCTCTTGAGCCGACAAAAGAATATTATGTAAAAACTACTAAACCAGTAAAAGAAAAGCCTAAAGAAGATGCAGATCAAACTCATGTATACGAAACAACAGGTTATGATAAAAAAGGTAATAGTAAAAAAATTAAATATGTAGGAATGAAAAGACTAAAACTCAATCACTATTTAAAAATTAAACAAAAATTAGATACAGTTAAAAGTTATGAAGAAGTTAAAAAAGACGATATTCCTAAAGAAGCACGTAAACATTTAAAATAA